CAATAGGATATAACATTCCTTTATTATTAAAACTATTTTCATATTCAAACATATTCATTCTCTCTTTTAACCATTTAATTGATGGCATTAATATTAATTCATTTATATTAAACAATTGTAATTTTAAGTGTTCTAATTCTCTTGGATGATTTTTAGCGTACAAAATTTTCATAACCAGCTTTTGCTACATAGTAAGCATCTATAATGTCTGTAACAGGATTATTAAGTTTAGTTTGTTCAAACTCTTTTACTAAATCTAAACCTGTATCAATTTTAAATTGTTCATACATTTTTAGTTTATCTGCATTGCCTTTACCTGTTGCAATCTTTTTAATTTGTCCTGGAACAATCTGTTCAAAGTGTTTATTACTTTTATATAATTTATGTTTTAGTGATCCCATATTTTCTGCTAAATTAAATACAAGTCCTTTACTACCAAAACTATAACCTTCTATAAAAATATTATCAGTAATATTGTTAATAAGAGAACACGCCCAATCGGAAATCTGATCGTGTCGCTGTGTCTCGGAGGTATAGGGTAGATGTAGTCTGCCATTAAGTTGTCCTTTTAAATAATCACCTTCATACTTTTTCACATTTGTTAAATAATATATCTTACAATTTTCAAACTTAAATTCACCCGTACATATACATACGGCTGGACTACTTAAACTATAATCAATTCCAACTATCGTCATCAGCCTGATCGTAGGCTGTTTTTGTATCTGTGTCTTCTTCATAATCCTCTAGGTCTACCTCATAACCACAAAATGGACAAGTAAGAGGTTCTAAATCTTGCTCTTCTAAATCCCATTGTATGGTATATTTAGTCTCACATTGAGGACAATGTTTTTTTGCTTTTTCCATTATAGTTTAAACTTCTTAAATTGATCTTTCTTAACGTCTTGTTTAACACCACCAATCACATATGACTCTATTTCAGTTTCTTGTGGTGCATTTTGAAGTCCTTTACTGTTTAACCAATGATCGACCCAAGGTAAAGGATTTGTTTTTTGTTCATATACAGTTTTCAAACCTATTGCTTTCATTCTTCTATTTGCCATATATTCTACAAATTGATGTAAAAGTTTTTCTGATAGACCTATCATAGAACCTTTACTAAACAGATATGTTGCCCAACGTTTTTCTTCACCAACAGCTTCATCATACATTTTATAAACTTCTTGTTCACACTCTTTAATAATTTTTAACATATCTTTATCGTTTTCGTAATCTCTCCAGTTATTAATTATTCTTTGTGACATAGCAAGATGTTGCGATTCGTCTCTGGCAATAAATGATATAATCTTAGCAGAACCTTCTAATAACTTTAATTCACCAAACGCAAATGAACAAGCAAATGATACATAAAATCTTAATCCTTCTAATATGTTTACAGATACCATAGCCTTATACAATCTTTTCTTTAACTCGTATAAGTCAACTTTTTTAGGATCAATTGCCCATTGATAACCCATATTAATTAAATCGTCATAAGTTTGTGTAACTGACTTTGCTCTTTTTTCAATCTTCTCATCTAATATAATTGTGTCAAATACTTCACTTGGATTTGAATATAGATTTTTAATAATGTATGTATAACTTCTACTATGTATTGTTTCAATAAAGTCCCACGTTACAATACAACCTTCAAGTTCAGGTAAACTACAGAAAGGTAAAAATGCTAAACAAGGCCCTCTACCTTGTACACTATCTAACATAGTTTGATATTTTAGATTAGATGTAAAAATAAACTTTTGTTCAGGTCTTAATTCAGCGTAATCGTTTCTGTCTTTTTGCAAAGATACTTCTTCAGGACGCCAAAAGAAACCTAACTGTTGTTGATTTAGTTTATCAAAGATAGGATATTTCATATTATCATATCTTTGTACTGCTAAATCAGGACCAAAAAACATTTGTTGTTTTGTTGCGTCTAGGTTTTTATCTTTATTAAAAACACTTTTCATTTAAATTGTACAAGACTCGCAAGCCTCATCCTCTTGGGTTTGTTGTTTGTCTTCCTCTGGCACATTGTCGTGGAAGCCCACTGGATGTGCTGGTTGATCTATGTCTGACTTACCATCATATGTATTTTGATAATAGGAAGTCTTCCAACCTAGTTTATAAGTTGTCAATAAATCTTGTGCCATAACAGATACAGGCACTTGATTATCTTCATAATTTTCAGGATTATATGACCAATTACCACTAATTGCCTGATCAAAAAACTTTTGCATTACTGCAACGATATTTATATATCCTTCATTCCCTTTCATATCCCAAAGTAAAGTGTAATTGTTTTTTAATTTAGCATAATCAGGAACAACTTGTTTTAAGGGACCTTTTTTAGATTTTTTAATACTTAAATAGTCTCTTGGTGGTTCAATACCATTTGTTGCATTAGAAACAACAGATGATGATTCACTTGGCATTTGAGCAGAAAGTGTACTATGTCTTAAACCGTGTTGTTTAATTTCTTTTCTTAACCACTCCCAATCAAATGTAAGTTCTCTATTAACTATTTCATCTACTTCTTTTTTGTAAGTGTCTATAGGTAAGATACCATCTGCGTATTTTGTCTTATCAAAGTATTCACATTTACCTTTTTCTTTTGCTAATTGATTACTTGTTTTTAGTAGATAATACTGGAATGCTTCTGTTAGTTTATCAACTTGTCTCCACGCAAGTTTCTGGTCATACTTGTAACCTTTTTTAGCAAGATAGTGTGCAAGTCCTATGTAACCAATACCTAAACTACGTCTTGCCTTTGTAGATTTTTCAGCAGCAACAATAGGATAGTTTTGATGATCTATGATTTCTTCTAAAGCTCTTACTGCTAAATCACATAAAGGTTCTAATTCATATCTACGATTTATTTTACCTACATTGATTGCTGATAAAATACATAATGCAATCTCACCATCACCATCAATATGATCTATTGGATCTGTTGGTAAAGTAATTTCTTGGCATAGATTTGACATATAAACTTTATCTTTAAAACTAGAGTGTGTATTACAATGATCTATGTTCATAATATAGATACGACCTGTTTCTGCTCTTTCTTTTAATATATCCATAAATAAAGATTGAGCGGATATTTTCTTTTTATTTACACTTGTTTTTCTTTCTGCCTTTTCATATAGTTCATCAAACTCTGGCGATCCCCAAGCTTCATATAATTCTGGTACTTCGTGTGGTGAGAATAATGTTATCTCTTGGTCGTTAATAAATCTTTCGTAAAATATTTTTGATATTTGAATTGAGTAATCTAATTTTCTAACTCTATTATCTTCACTACCTTTATTATTTTTTAATACGATAATGTCTTGTATCTCTTGGTGCCAAATAGGAAAGTGTACTGTAGCAGAACCACCTCTTACACCATTTTGTGTACAACATTTTACAGTTGCTTCAAACTTTTTAAGAAAAGGAATAACACCTGTGTGTTGTACTTCGCCACCTCTAATACGTGAATTGATACCTCTTATTCTTCCAGCATTGATACCGATACCAGCTCTTTGAGCTACATAACGACCTATTGCCATATCACTACTAAAAATACTTGGTAGTGTATCATCTACATCTACTAATACGCAACTAGCATATTGTTTCATAGGTGTTCTAACACCAGCCATCACAGGAGTAGGAATGTTAATTTTAAATGTTGAGATTGCGTCATAATATTTTTTAATATAAGCCATTCTTGTAGTTTTAGGATATTTTGCAAATAAAGTAGCTGCAATCATCATATACATAAATTGTGGTGTTTCAAATATTTGTCCTGTACTTCTATCTTGTACCAAATATTTGTCTAATACTTGTCTTAATCCAGCATATGTAAATGAGTAGTCTCTTTCGTGGTTAATATAATTCTCCATTCTATCAAAATCTTTTCTTTCATATTGATTAAGTATTTCTTTATCATATAATCTTAGATCAACTATTTTTTTAACGTGATCATAGAAGTGAGGATGATCCCAAAGTTTTCCTATAACTTGTTTTCTTAATGAATATAATAACAAACGAGAGGCAACATAAGTGTAATTTGGATTTTCTAATGAGATAAGGTCTGAAGCTGATTTAATTAAAATTTGTTGAATTTCATCTGTGGTTATTCCATCAAAGAATTGTAAACCACTATTCATTTCAACCTGTGAAGAAGATACTCCTGAAATATCTTCACAAGCATACTCCATCATATCGTGGATTTTTTCAATGTTTAAAGGTTCGTTACCTCTACCGTTACGTTTTTTGACTTGTATAGATTCATTTTGTGGCATAAATTTTCCTTAACAACGTTTATAAGAATTTAATTTGGTGATTGCTGATAAACCTGAACAGGTGTTATCGGTTATGATTTGCTGTATTTGTTTTTTACTTTTACCATTAAGTATCATTTCATTTATATCTTTTTCTTTCATTCCTTCAGGCCAAATTACCATACTGTAATTATCATCTATTAATTTATACATCTTATCTATTATCTGTCTGTTTCTTGGTTCATTATCAAATACAAATACAACGTCCTTTGTTTCAGTAGGTAAGTGTATATCAGCACCTGCTGCTGCAATACAATTATCTAAAAATAAACTGTCTAAAGGACCCTCTACTATGTATATAGTTTTTTGTAAATTTATTCTTTCTAATCCAAATATTTTTTGTTTATTTTCATACAACTTTAAAGTGAGATATTTTGGTTGTTCATTACCAAATGCTCTTCCTTGTAAAGCAAAAACTTCTTCATCCGTATCATAAAAAGGAATAATTAATCTTGGATGCTCATACTTTTCAGATTGTTTATCAAATGTTCCTGGTTTTAATTTATTAACATAAGCTTGAAACTTATTGCACAAAAATAACTTAGAAAAATATTGTTCAGGTATTTTTCTTTTTATTAAATATTGTTTTGCAGGATGTTCATCATCTATTTCACTAAACGATTTAAGACCTTGTAGAGGCGTAAAATTTAATTTCTCTTTTATATCGGTCTTAAAATTTTTAAATAAATCTGGTTCTGATAATGGTTTACTACCTTTATATCTTTCTAATATATACTGATCATAAAGTTGTCTATCAACTAACTTTATAAGATTTGCCAAATTATGTGAAGCACTACAATTATGGCATTTAAAAAACATATCTGTTTTTACTCTATAAAGATATGCTCTTGCTTTAGTTTTACTCTTTTTAGAATCGCCACATACTGGACATCTAAAGTTAAAAAGATATTCTCTTTTCTTTTTAAACTGTTGTAATCTAGGCTGTATTTTACTGATATAATTTAAATCTACAAAGGAACTCATAATCTAAAACTATTATATACTATATAGTAAAAAAAGTCAATACTTTATTATTTTAATATCTTTGTTAAATCAATAATTTGAGGCATCCATAG